GACTCCACCACCAGGTAGACCCTGGTGTCCACGTTCTCGTTGGCGCGACTGACCGATCCCGGCACGAACACCGCTCCGGTCGTGTAGTTGCCCACCGGCGATGGCAAGCCCATCCACTCATCCGCCCTGCGAAAGTTCTGTGGATGCCTGCCGCTGTCCTTAACGTCCCCGACCCAGATCAGGTCGCCGGGTTGCCACAAGGTCAGGAAGCGGTGATAGTCCTGCGCCGGATCGTCCAGCTTGACCGGACTCTCCTCGTACATATCCGCTGGGTCCCAATTGTAGTGGGTCAGATACCGGCTCTTGTTCGACTCTGCAATCGTCTTGATTCGATCAATTATCTCGCTCTCAGGATCTTTCTCGATCACCAGCTTTACTGGATTATCCGATTGCGTGATCGGTCTGCCAAGATTGTCATGCAGGATCGCCCGGCGCAACTTGCGGTTGGCTTCGTCGCGGTACGCCATGCAGGAGGTATGCCAGCAGAAGATCGTCGGCACTCCGTCCACGAACACCGTGGTATCTCGCAGTCTGGTATGGCTGGTATGCGTGGCCTCTCCTGGGCAATGGCACAGTCCGTGGTTCTCGGACTGCCAATCCACCTGACCCACGATGGCTTCGGCTTTGCGCTGGTTCTCGTTCATGTGCGAAAACCGTATGTTTTAAGCAACGATTCAACAAATAATTGAAATTTCTTACCCCAATTTGATTTGGAACCCATAACAATTTCGTAAAACATATTAAAACGCTTCATAAGACTCCAATAATTTTTAACAATTATCTCATAATTCTTTTCAAGATTTTGATGCCTGCGCCAGAGCGCAACATATTCGCTATGGGTTTTTATTGCCTCCCTTACTATCTTTAATTCATATTCAGAAAGCTTGAACCACTCGGTTTTTCCAGATCCAATGTACGTATGCCTTCTGTCATCCAAAAGATTGTGGGCAAAAACCTCTGATCCATTGTGCGTATCTTGAGTTGCCTCAAAAATAATTTCACAGTCTCCGCTGCCTATTGTTTTGCATCTTTTTAACGGATTCTTCGAGCATCCAATTTTGTAAAAACCATCCATTGCATTGTCTTTTGCAATGTAAACCCTTCCGCCATCCCAAAAATCCATTTCCCTAATAGTTGTTTTCATTTCAAAAATTCATGCCGGTGATTCAAGGGGTGAACACACTCTCAGGAGGACAACCCGTTGCAGGATCTCCCTGCACACCACTCCGGCATTGAAATGGATTGTTGTATAGCTTTTCTAGGCTTTCCAAGTTGCGCTGAAAATAAATAACATCTTCCTTAAAATGATTTTTCTCCCATTCCTCTTGATCGTAAATTGTTCCATATTTTTCAACATTCATCGCCCCATGCTGAGTTAAGTCTTTTCTTATATATCTGTAATAATTACATATTTTATGCCAAGAGATTTTGTCTTTTAATTCAAGTCTCCTAATCGAGTCCAGCAATTTTTTGTTTAATTTCTTAAGCTCCCACAGCTTCATCCTCAATTCTCTGGCGGACTCAAGCTTGTCGCCGGAAATCTCCCTACCGGATTGGCTTAGGAATATCCATTTGTCATGGTATTGGTTGCCAACGCTCATGTATAACTTTGCCTTGCCGAGGGCATTCTTTGGCGGAATAATCCAAAACTTGTTAAGTGGTATTGATACGCAAATTATAAAATCAATCTCTCGCGGATCATAGCTCGATCTGCTCTTGGCTTGTTTATGCACAACCCTTGTGACATGGAAATGCGATCCCGTATCGCTTGTCTTTTGAACCGTGGCCTTAACCTGTATGCGATTGATCTTCCTATGATCCCAGGCAATCAGATCCACTCCGCAATCCACATCAGGCTCGGCCACGTCAAAACCTCTGGCAAGTAATTCTGCCTTTACGCGCATAACCCCGGCAGCCCCGATCTTTCTGTTTATGTTCTTGTCCTTCATCCCTCCAACTCCATCGCCTTATTCGCCGCTTCGACAATATCCTGGGCGGTGATGTTGCGTAGGGCATTGCACCACATCTGCGTCTTCGGTGTCTTGTTGGTCGCGTCCTTGCACTTCTGCTGCGGTAGACCCGCATGAGGGCGGCACGGAGCGTGCGGGCAGGTGTCCGGCTTGAAGACCGAGATGTTCTTCGGGTAGTAGGTCATGCGGTCGTCGGGGTGGTAGCTGCCCCATAGCGACACACAAGGCGTGTCAAAGGCGGCGGCCACATGGTTGACACTGCTGTCGGGTGCCACGACAAAGTCCGCCCCGCTTACGATGGGGAACAGCGATCGGAACTGCTTGGTCGTGTTGAACAGGTCGATCACCCTGGGATGATCCACTTTGAAGTTGTTGGAGTTGTCCAGCCCGATGATCACGGCCTTGTGGTTAGGGAACGCATCAAGCAAAGCCAAGACCGCATCCTGTCCCATCTTGGGCGGGTAGGTGCGGGTCGGCCCGGAACTGGATACATGGTAAGCAAAGTAGTCACCCTTGATCGGCCACTTGTGCATCTCGACTAGCTCCTTGTGATCCGGCTCGATCAGGTACAGGTGCGGACGTTTATACTTTGGATCTACATCGCCCGCATTCATCCAGGTGTAGATCCTGTCGTAGCAGTTGCCCGGACCAGTACCCAGCTTGGTGTTGCCAACCTGACCGGAGAACAGATCGTCGGTCGGCAGGTGCGCGTCATAGCTATCCCAGGCCTCCAGCGTAGGCGGAAGTGGGAACAGCTTGGCTCCCAGCCCTGCATAGAGCGGCAGGTTTCTGGCCGGTGCGTACACATCCACGCAGCCGCCCGATTCGTTGACCAGGTAATGCACGAAGGCGGTCGTGATGATCGCATCTCCGATGGCTCCTGCGCGGTACACCGCCGTGGCTCCTCCGGTCGCGCGGCCTGGGTAGTACGGCTTGATCTTGTGCGGACATGGTATGGAGTCTTCCCACATCGGTCCGGTAAGCTCGTCGGGCAACACATAGGTGTTGCGCGGGAAAAGCATCGAGTCATCGACCTTGTGGATTGAGTTGGTTTGATTGGTCCAGAGTTTCATGGTTGCTCCATTATGATGTTGATGTTTCCGATGATTTCCGCCGCGACTTGCGGGACGATGGCATTTCCGAGTCCACGCAGTTTAGCCACTCGGTTGGGTACCCCATGAGCCACGCGACCCACGTCGGGTTCAGTTGGCCAATATGCCCCCGTAATGCCAAAGCATTCGGAAGCTGATCGTGATGCCCCCGCGCTTTCGCCAAATGCTTCGCAGAGTTCTGTCCTTTGTAATCCCTTGTTGACGGAGTTGGCCAAAATCCAGACTCGATCTCTTCTGTGCGGGGCATCGACGGCGCAAGCTGGAATAATGATCGGTTCGACTTCGTAACCTTCCGCTTCCAGGTCAGCACACACCGTGTCGAGTGCCAGGTTGACGATCCCAGCAACATTCTCACCAATGATCCAAGCGGGCCTTGCCTCGCGTATGACTCGGCGCATTTCCGGCCAGAGATAACGGTTGTCGTCCTTGCCTCGCTGCTTCCCGGCAACACTGAATGGCTGGCAGGGGAATCCGCCGGTGAGAAGAGTGACTCCTGCGTATAGGTCGCCTCGTACTTCCCTGATGTCCTTGTGGCACGGGACTTCCGGCCAGTGCTTCTTGAGGACGGCTTGGGCGTAGGGTTCGTTGTCACAGAAGCCAACGGTTCTATACCCGTTCCATTTGGCTGCCAAGGCAAATCCTCCTATGCCGCTGAATAAGTCGAGGTGTGTAAGCTCATTCATTTTGCCTTCCTCGAATCATATCTTGGCATAAAGCCCATATCCCTTGCGTGTTCCACGGTTGTGCGGCAACACTTCCACGCCCTTGCGATCTGGTGAACTGTGTATCCGGCCTCATACTGGACCTTCCACAAGCCCCACCGTTTTGTGACAAATCCAGGCTCCCGATTGACCCGCTTGGACTTTTTGACCATAAGCTCCGGCGGAACCACGATCTCCTTCTCGTCCCTGATTCCGGCAACAATCTTATCTGCGGAGTCCCTGTTGCTTCTAGTCCGCTCGATACGCCCGATGCTGATCTCGTGGCGAAGTTGCTGGATGGTCTGGACTGCGGCGACAAGCCTCGCCTCCAGCACCTTGATGTTCGTCTCGGTCGCGCTGACTCGGTCAGTTAGTACCTGCGCTACTGCTTCCTGTGTGTTCATTTCTTATCTCCTTTGTGATGAGTGCCGCTGCGTCAACGTCCGCGATAATCTCGCGAACCTTGTGCGCCTCGGCGTGGTTTATCTTGTCCCGGTGGCTGGCCAGACTCCGGCGCACCCGCGCCAGGATTTCGGCCAGCCATGCCATGCGATCTTCCGACATTACCGACTCCGCATACGGAACCGGCGAGGACCACCCTTGGGCGGCACCTCGGCAGACCGAAGCGCAATGGCTAGGATCTGCTTCTGCGAGCGCGGCTTGCCGCCAGCACCGCGAGCCTTGCCCTTGCGTTTATTGTCGGCGCGTAGTTCACGAATGTTCTTTCCGACGTCTTTGCCTAGTGGCATATCACTCTCCTTTTGTTTTCACGAATCTACCGGCCAATAGATCCAACTCCCAGCCGTGTCCGTGAAACTTGTCGTACAGCATTTGGTTCATAATCCAGTAGAGCGGCGAGCAGCTTGAGTCCATCAGGTTTCCTGGGTGGCAGTTGTCCATGTCGAGGAACTCTCTTAGAGCCTCAACCTCCAATCTTGCCACCTGATATATGGTCACGCTGTCTCCTCTCCGACCACGCCGTCAAACGCCTGTTCTTCGGCGTGGAATACCTGTGTTTGTACCTTCAGCCATGTCGGCTTGGCAACCCCATTCTTGCCCGTGAACGATGCCTCCGTGAATAAGACGTTGTTGCCCGGAACACAAGCAATCCGTCCATTGGCAAGCTCAATGAAGTGGTGCGACTTGGTTTGACTCGGCTCCAGGCTGTAACCGTCCCCGTATGGTTCTGCGGTGAACATATAGGCTCCACGCATCCAGGTCTGCTTGCCTGCAAGCCACACCTGGCAATCTAGTTCCCGCAGATAGTCGTACTCGATGGTCGTGAAGTTCCATCCGAAACAGTCCCACCGCTGTGCGTCTCCCAGGGTCCACGGCTCGCTCGTCCCATTGGTAAACGCCAATGCGTGCAGAGGCAATCCACGGTACAACGCCCCGCACTTCAGCATGACAGTGCATCCCCAAGCCCGGTGCGGCACCGAGTACAGCCCGAACCACACTGCCTCCTCCCAGCCTTTCTCTTGTCCTTGCGAGCATAGTTCGCGGTTGACCAAGACATACTGGTGGCGCGGAAGGTTGGAGGCGAAGGTCATTTGCGATCCATCCACATCGCCATGAGGGCAACGCCGATGGCGAACATCAGCATCTCGGTCGGACCTACTTCCATTGTGGCCCTGTGATCCATGCGACCAACGCCCAGCGTGTTCCGAGCAGGGGTGCCTTGGCCTTGTGCTTGATCCATGATGGGAAGAAGTTTGCCGATCCTTGGTGCGTGGACTTCTCCACCCCATGCCAATCGGCCCCGACGCGCAACCCTCCGCCAACGTACTCCTCTGGCCGTGATAAGTTAATAACGCAAGTCAGCTTGCGGTCGCTGCCGTCATAGGTATCGAAGTGCCACTTGAACTTCTGGAACGGGCGATACCTTAACACCTGAAGCTGCTGCATATCCATTATGTCGAAGCGATAGTGTTCCGTGTTGACCTGGTCCACCACTGCGGCCAGGTAATTGTAAAGCCACTGGAAGTGCGGTGCCTTGGGTATCCAGCACGACGAGCAGGTCCGGGTGCGGCTAGCAACGTGGGTGCCATCCTTTGACAACACCGGCGCACGCTTCATCCCGATGACCTCCGCATCGCGGATGACCATCTCGCACTGCGAGCGGGTCAGGACTTGCGGGACCGTGACCGCCGTGAGGATTTTTTGCTTGAACGCTTTTTTGGTTTGCATTTGTTCTTCCTTTCAACATATTCCTCCAGAAGCTTTTTGATGGCGTAACTCGCCAATTCCTCGCGATCATACTTGATCCTGTTAAATCCAATGGATGCCAGCTTGTCGGACGCAATGTCATCCATGTCGAATTTCATTTCGACCATCTTTATTTCACGCTCTCCGAGAAACTTTATTTGTCCCAGTTCTTCCATTGCGACCTTTCCTCCCTCGACTTGGCAATCAGCCACGAGAGAAAGCTACCGGCAAACACAAGTAAAGAGATTCCGCCGCCAACCAGGAAGGCAAACAGGACAGCGTGAAAGAACACCTCGCTAAAGAACTTCAGATAGTCCGTCATCTTTCCTCCTCTTAAGCATTTTGTTCAGGGTGGATTGGTCGATGTTCGCCCCGCCCATCCTGCACCAAAAGAGTACGGTGCCGTTCTTGAAATCGTCAAGCAGGTTTTTTATGTTGTCCTCCTCGCGGTAACAACAGCAATCCGTCAGGCGGGGTCGCTTCTCCGCCGGGGTAAGTTCGTCCCCGACCAATACCTTCCGGCGTTGCAGCAGGCGCAGATCGTAGATCGCACGGATGGCAATCTCGCTGGCGAGAAGCTGGACCCGCTCCTCGTGGGTCAGGCGGTTCGCTTCAGCTTTGACCATTTTTTCCTCTTTCCAGAACGATCCTCGGCCCAGGCCGAATAAGCGTTCCATAGTCTCGCCGCATCCAAGGCGTTCTGTTTGTCGTCGAACACATCGCCGGCTGGCGGCAACCCGTTGGGAGGCTCGGCACCCCAAAGGCGTGGACCAACCGGGTTCTCCATAGCCTCCGTCACAACCCGCCACTTGTCGCCATGCGGGATCACCTTTACCGGGGTCATCGGATCTCCTCTTCCAGCTTCTTGATGTCAGCCTCAATCTGGCCGCGAAGCTTGGCCATGTCGTTGGATTGTCCGGCGTAGTGGATCATCTGGGCATCCATATATCGGTTCAGCCCGAAGTGTTCTTCCACGCTGGTCATGCAGTTGTAGGCCGGATCAAGCTCCTGAAGATCCAGGTCGCACAGGTGCGCCATGATGTTCATCCAGGTCTGTTCGGCAAAGTGATTCGGGAACAAGCCGATTGGCGGCTGGGCAAAGATACCAGCCACGCTCTTTGTCACCACAAAGACACCCGTGTTAACGTAGAACCTTGGCTCGATCTTGTAACCAAAAGCCTTGGCCAGTGCCGTCATTCCCGGCTTGCGGTCCAGGTAGGCACCTTCGTCAAAGGCGCAGAACTTCTCGACATCCTTGGAGATGTCAGGGCAGTCCAGAGCGACCAGCACATCAGCGTCAAGGAAGGTTACGACATCGTAGCCCTTGGTCGTCATCAGGTGCGGGATGATAAGCTTGCTGTACTGGACAGGGTGCGCCAGCGGCTTCTCGATGGAGATAAAGTCCTGTTCGTGCCTGCGGCAATACTCCTCCATGCGCGGCTTGGTCAGCTTGAGAACCTCCAGCCAATCGTCCCCGAAAGCCTGCGTGACCACAACTTTCTTCATGCCACCTCGCAAAGTTGTTCGTCGGCTTCCTCCATGAGAAGCTGCTCGGCA